CTTTATTACGAGAAACTATGACAATTATGGTAAACGGTACGCCAACCAAGGTTTATAAAGACGAAATAGAAAAACAGATTTATTCCCAGTTATATTCAGGGTTAGGCTTGAAATTAGGAAGTTAAAAAAGGAGAAAGTTTATGAATGAAAACCATTTGAGTCCTCTACCACAGTATCATATCGACAGAGATAAACTGTGTGAGATTGTAAAAGAAACCGTTGGCTACGATAGACTTATGGACGCATTCTGTCATGGAACTGTCGTTTGTGATGAATTTGCTTGGTTTTCTAACTCCGATGAGTATTACATCATCCATTTGGAAAGTGGCATGATGGTAAATTGGTATAAACATCTCGGAAGGACAAACACTTGCTCACAGAAAGACAGAACTATTGATGATTATTACGAGTTCTTCAGATTATTTAAAGAAGAATTGGACTATTTTGAGAGGAGAAAGCGATGATTGAAAGTTTGTTAAAAGAACTGGGAGAACGCCATTTTGAAATTCTTTGGAGATATGAGAGCGCAACGAATTCTATCGTTATTCAGATGGATAAAAGAGACCGTCATCAACGGCATGGGTTGGTTCGTAAAGTTATGTTCGATGACTTTCATCGTATTAGAAGCAATCAGTTTGAATTTGTTATGGTTCGATTTTTAAATGAAATGGCTCAGGAACTGGAGTATCGAATTAAAGTCGCCCCAGAACCCATGAAAGGAGAAGACAATGATTAAAATTGAAAATGTAGAAGTTATGGGATGGGAACACACTATCCGAGGAATACGGAATACGATGGGCAGTTGGAATAAATCCGATAGCGGAATCTGCAAAGGTGGGGATGATGGTATCGGATGCGAGAATTGTGTCAATTGCGATTCCTGCGAGCATGCATATGATCATTCCTGGCAGCTCGGTAAAGCAGACCACGATTTGATGATGCGACTTGAGGATGCGGGGTATCGGCGAATGATTACGGTGAATCTGGACATCACGGCTCCGCTGTATTGGTGGAAAGATTTTTATACCTACGAGGTTGGTGCGGTGGCTGATTCCTGCTCTGCGATGTCTGAACTGGCTGCGAAGGCGTTTACATTGGACGATTTTTCGTGTGAGCATCTTGATATTCGGACCATTAAAGTGCTAGAAGACGTTGTAAATGTGTTAAACGACTATATGACTTTATATGTAAATTATAATGCTGATGATTTCGAAATCAAAGGATGCCCAAGTAAAGAAGGTATTTGGTGGCAGATGATTCAGCTTCTTCCCTCTTCTTATAACCAGAAGCGGACGGTTATGCTGAATTATGAAACACTGACCGGTGTTTATCCCATGCTAAAAAATCATGAGCTGGATGAATGGGTAGAATTCCGCAAGTGGATTGAGGTACTTCCATATTCTGAAATTATCATTGGTAAAGCGATGGGGATAAAACATGATTCAATATTATGAGTCTATATTTTACAACACTTTGGAAGAACTATTAGCAACCTGGAAACCCAACCATCCGGATGTTTTGAGGTTGAGAGCAAAATATGGAGAAGATATTCAATTTAGTACAATCGCACATCGAAGTGGTGTAAAGCCTCAATTTGAACTGAGTTGCTACGAACTAAAAAAATTAAAAGGAGAGCGTAATAATGACATTTATTCAATATCTAATTTTATTTAGCCTTGTATATCTTTATGTATATGCTCTGATTGGTAGAATTTGTAAATGCATCGAACATTGTGCTACCGCCAGAGCTTATTCTAAATTCAGAGAGAATGGAGTTATGACTAAAATGGACGATGTTGAGGCTGGTATTATTAAAATCGGAAAAGAGAGGGAGGATGCAAGAAAAAATGTGGTGTCGTAAGTTAGTAAAAAATAAAATCTATGCCGTTCTGTTTATTCTTCTAGGAGCGTTGTCAGTCCCGATTGAATGGGACGCAACGTTCTTTTTATTTACCCTGATTATGGGTGGATGCTTATTCTTTTCGAAAGAGAATTGGATTTATGAAGGAGAGGAAGACGATGGGACGAGCCGAGAGAAGGCGTACTCAAAAGTTAGAACAGAAAGAGAAAACCACTACATATAATCTCACAAAGGCACAACTTGATGCTATGGTTCGGAAAAAAATCGGAGATGAACTTACCAGAGTAAAGCAGGAAGCTACCGATGATGCGGTAAATACCGCGATGGTTCTGCTTCTGACTCTTCCACTGGAAGTGCTGATGGACCATTATTGGACAAAATCCTATGCAAAGAGAATTCCGAAGTTTACCGAACGAGTTCTGGAATACTACGAACGATGGCAAAATGGTGAGTTGGATATGGAAAAACTGAAAGAGGATTTGTGGGAATATGGTGGTGTGAAATTAGTTGAAAGTGAGGGTGAAGCAACATGAAATGTGTAATGGGAGTTATTGCGTGTATTGTTGGGCTCGTGGGTCTGATCGGACTGATTGTGTTAAAGGCGACCAGCTCTTCTGCAACTTATATGGACGATTCATTCCGGTGGGGAGGACGAGATGGGCGTTAAAAATGATTATCGTAAAAATGCAGAAGGGTATTCCGATCCGACTGCCTGTGAAGCACTGAGAAACATTGAGCGGGAAGAAGAACGGTTCCATAAGCTGCTGGATACGATTTTTACTCTTTGTGAACTGTCCGACTTCCACGTTGAAGAGCGGATCGTCATCAAGGACAAACGAACCGGGCGAATTTGGAGGTAGCTTATGGATATGACTGATTTACAGCGAGCGATTGATACACTTGTAGAAGTTTGGGAAAAGTTTACAGCATCTATAAAAGAGATGGCGGATGCTCTGAACAAGGCGTTTGGAGTTTCGACACCTGAGAAAGAGAAGAAAAAGAGTCTAGGTTCTCCGGCTCGATATGGGATGTCTTTGCGGAAATCTCGAAGAGAATCCTTCGTTAAGCAGTATTCGTATCGGCCAATTGTTCAGAAACACTTACCTTATCAGAGAAGGAACTATTGAAAATCGTCCGTACAAAGCTTGAAAGTGGGTGAAAATTATGCCCACTTTTGAGTTTTGAAAAATGGGCTTTGGCCACTTTTATGTGGGCTTTTTGAGAAACGCAGGGAATTTTGGGGAAGGATTCGGACGATTTTGGTCAAATTTGTGGCCATTTGCCCACTTTCTGCCCACATTTAAAACCCCGATTTGGTCAGTAAAAACCCAGTATTTATGCGGGTT